AGAAATTGAAGCTTTTAGAGCTGGTATCACTCCTCGAACCAAACAAAGTATTGAATGGTTTCGTAAAAAAGTACGAGAGATGTATCGTGGTAGAACTATTAATGACCGCGGGAAAATCATGCGAGATGATGCATTAGACCTCAGAAACAGGCCTAAAAGAATATTTGGTAATATGTACATGTATGTTTATGATGCTAAGCATAAGGATACATTGCCATACTATGATGCATTTCCGCTTGTGATCATGATGGGTCCTGCAGAAAATGGATTTTATGGTATGAATTTGCATTATCTTCCACCAGTACTGAGAGCGAAAGCATTAGATGCTATACTTGGTCAAGGGAAAAACGTACCCGCTAAATACATTAAACCAACTATTCATAGATACTTAACAAAACATGTCAGAAGTCGTTTTGCTTTAGTTGATCAACCTGAATGGGAAATCGCTACATTTCTTCCAACAGCAGATTGGCGAAAGGCGAGTGCATCAAGTGTTTATAAAGATTCAAGAAGGAAAATGTAATGTCATCGATAGATGAATTAAAATCAATAGCCACAGCTAAACTGGGATTTGCTCGAAACAATCAGTTTTTAGTTCAACTTCCTTCAATCGGATCTGGTAATAACTTTTTAGGATTCCTTGGAGACTTATTTCCATTGCCATCAATACCCGGCACACCTTTAAATAATGCACCAACAACTAGAGAGATGAATGTTTTATGTGCAACAGCGCAGTTACCGGGTAAGCAAATATTAACAACTGACCGAAGAATAGGCATGGAAATGCAAAAGGTGGCTTATGGATATGCTGTACCTGAAGTGAATTTAACTTTTTATCTAATGAATGATTATGGTGTAAAAACTTATTTTGATAGTTGGATCAAAAGCACTATAAATGAAGAAGCCGGAACTCCGGCTTATAAGAATGAATATCAACATTCAATAAAAATACATCAACTAAGGAGACCGATTAAAGGTACAAGTGTAAATGTCGGTCCCCTTGGAATTAACTTTGATTTTGGAGGAGGAAGTATCTATGTATGTGAATTACTTGAAGCATTTCCGACTTCATTAAGTACAATAGAACTATCAAATGAACTAGATGGTCTAGTTCAACTTTCTGTTACTTTTTCATACACCCGTTGGATCGATCGGGAAGTTGGATTAGAAGGATTGGTTAGTGCTAGTGGAATAATATAGGAGAATTATAATGGCTTTGCCACAATTGAATATGACACCAAAATATGAGATGGTTATACCATCTACTCAAGCGAACGTGAGATTTAGACCATTTCTAGTAAAAGAAGAAAAAATACTTATGCTAGCTGCTGAATCAGAAGATCCACGTCAAATTGTTTTGGCCCTTGGAGACATGGTTGAGGCTTGTGTTGCAGGTGATATTAAACGAGAAAATCTTACAGCAGTTGATATTGAATATGCTTTTCTTAAAATTAGATCTAAGTCGGTTGGAGAAACTGCAACTATAGGATTAAAATGCGATAAATGCGACACAGAAAATAGTGTGAAAGTAAATGTTAATGAAATTTCTCCACCATCTGGCAAAGATCTGAAAGCTAAAATTGAATTAGATAAAAATATTTTTATTGAATTAAAACAACCAACATTTGATGATGTAGTAGGTTCTATCCAAAATGACGATAGTATTTCACAAACAGATCAAATTTTAGGCATAGTTGCACAATGTATTAATGCAATTATTACTGAAGAGGAAAATATTTTAGCATCTGATGTAACTCGAGAAGAACTTATAGAATTTTTAAGTTCAATGAATGGTGCACAATTTGCTAAAATACGAGAGTTTGTTGATCAATTACCAAGACTAAAACATGAAGTAAATTTTAAATGTGAACAATGTGAGCATGAAAATAGTATAACAGTAGAAGGAATTCAATCTTTTTTATCCTAGGTCTATCTCATACTAATTTGCAAATTTATTATAAGACTAATTTTGATTTAATGCAACATCACAATTATTCATTGGATGAGATAGACGGAATGATACCTTGGGAGAAAGAAATTTATATTACTATGTTAGTAGAATACTTAAAAGAATTAGAGCAAAAACAAAAGCAGAGATAGTAGATGTCAGATTTTAATGCAATACTTAATCAGTTAAGAATTAATAAAGATGCTAATGACCAGACAACAATGGCTGTTAACGCTATGGCTAAGAACTTCGGCATCTTTTTAAATGAAAGCAAGCGAACTAAAAATAAAGATACTATGAAAGGGCTTGAAGCAGCAGCTGAAAGCCGTGGATCTGCAAGTAAATCAAGGGGTCGTAATAAATTCGGCGTCGGTGGTTTAATATCCGGTGCCGGTAGTGCGCTTAAAACCGGCGCTAAAGCCGGCGCCTTTGCTGGAATTGCTGGAATTGCTGGTTTAGCAGCCGCACAATTCCTAGATGGCGATAAGATTAAAAAGAACGTTGAAAGTATATTATCAATTGGTGACAGATATAGTGAAGATACTCTTAAAACGTTCTTATCAGACGGCGCGGTAATTTTAGCTTTAGTTGGATTAGGTAAAGGACTTATAACATTTGGTATTGGTGCTGCAATAAATGCTGGAGTAGGATATTTTGCAGATGGCACTCAATGGTCTGAAGACGTAAAATCAAATGTTACAAATTTACTATCAATCGCCAATGATTATACTGCTGGAGCCCTAGGTGTTTTATTTGAAGGCGCCGGAGTCGGGTTGGCATTAAAAGGATTAGGTGTTGGTCTTATTGCATTTGGTGCTGGAAGCGCTTTAGTTGCTGGTTCTGATGCGTTTGCACAATGGGCTGGATCAGAAGACTGGGCTGTAAATATGAAAAACAATGTCCATACTCTTCTGAGTATTGCTGATGGCTTTGGCCAAAATATGGAGTTATTAATTACGGGTGCCATCTTCCCAATAGCCATGACTGGCCTTGCTGCTGGCTTAGGAGCATTTGGCATAGGTTCGGCTTTTGCTATTGGTTCTGATGCGTTTGCAAAATTTACAGGTAGTGAAGATTGGGCTGTAAATGTTAAAAATAATGTAAAGACATTATTGTCAATTAAAGACGATCTTGGTGGCAATTGGGAAATGCTTAAAGATGGTATGGCCTTCACCCTTGCTATGACGGGTTTGGGAGTTGGCTTAGCAGCATTTGGCACAGGAGCTGTAGTAGCAGGCGGTGCGGATATGTTAAGTGATTGGTTTTCTACTGGAAGCGATTGGGCCCAACATGTAAAAGATAATGTTATAACATTACTTTCTATTGCTAATCTTGAGAATCTTGGATGGGATACTGCAGTTTTTGCTACAGTTATGGGTGGTATTTCAGCTGGTCTTTTAGCATTTGCTACAGCTGGTGGAGCGACTAGCGTAATGGATGCAATAGGTGATTGGCTCGAGCCGGGTGAAGGTCGAGGAAATTGGACAAATGAAGTAAAATCAAATGTTGCAAATATTTTGTCTATTACAGAGGGTAAAAATGCAGACGGAAAAACAAAAATTCAAGCTGCACAAGATTTTATAAAAGCAATGGGAATAATCTCTGGTGGATTACTTGTATTCTCTACATCTCAGTTTATAGCATCTCTGCAGGGTGTTGGTACTAAAATTCTTAGTTTTTTCGGCGGTAAAGAATCACCTATGGGATCTGTGATGATGATTTCTGAAAATGCAGATAGATTGGACAAAGGCGCTAAGGCGTTAGATAGTGTTGGTGTTTCATTAGAAAAACTAGGTAAATTGAATTTTGCTGGTGGCAATTTTCAATTTAAAGAATTTGCAGAAGATTTGGCAGCTGCAACTCCAGTAATTGAAAAAGCTATTATGGGTGGTACATTTGATGATAGTTGGTTACCATTCAATGCACAAACTATTAAAGGCTTAGCAGATCCAACTGTTGATTATAAAACAGCAATTGGTAATATATCAAATTTAAGAGCAGCTTTAGCATTACCAGATTTATCAGGACCACAGCCTGGAGCAGGTTCCGGCACAGGAGGGGGTACAAATACTGCAGTGGGCCAAGTTGGTGATAACTATTCTATTAATAATGACACTACACCTATTTTCCCCGAGCTAGGTGGCAATGCATTTGATACTAATGGAATGTATTTTACTGGGCCATGATTTGGAAACCGTGAAATGGCGACCAATATAAAAAATAAAATAAAAGAACTATGGAATGTCGATAGTTTTATCGACTTTATGGTTGATTTACTTTTATTAATATTTGATGTAATAACATCTCCTGTCCTTATATTCGTAAGATTAGTTAGACATTTCTTTAACAACTGGATTAGAAATAGCATTAAGAAAGTTCTTAAAGGTATTGCTCATTGGTTTGAAAGAAAAAGAGAATATAGATTAAAACATAACCACGGTTTATTCCGCACGTATTGGTGGTTATGGATATTCCAACCTATAATTGTTTTTATAATAATGTTTATTATTGCTTTTATGATTGGAATTAATGAAGGAATAAACGAAGTTATTCAAGAATTATATAATAGTGTGTAGGGAGGACTTGGGTTCACCTCCAACTAGTTTGACCGAGATACCATTCTCTAACCTACTAGAACTTGTTCCCACTCGGGAGAGTGATGTGATCCTCACCTTCTCAGGTTTGAACCTGGCTACCACGCCTGAACAATCAAGTTACGCCTCTTGGTAAGACGCGTTTCCTTGCACTACACTAATTTGATCCGTCGATCAAAAACTGTAAAACTCTTGAGGGGCTGACCGTGGCCCCTCGCGTGTTTATTAAGTAACAACCCTTATACTATATATTAGTCTTCATTTGCCAATTTTGCAAAATAAGACATAGTATCATCATCGTCAGCAGACATTGCTTCGGCTGTGACGGGCTCAGCAACTGGAGGTTGAGGAGCAGGTGTTGGTTCATTAATTTGAACCACTTGACCCATAGTTGGTGCACCAGTCGAAGCCCCTTCACCAAGAACTCGCGCCAATTTTGCTTTGAGCTCTTCATAGGTTTTATAGTTCTTCGGGTCAGTGAACTCACTGAGGTCGTGTAATTGGTTATAGACACTTTCCAATTTAACTTCGTCTGCATCATAGAGAGCAGATGCGCTAGCAAACTCTGACTTATCATAATTACGATATCCTTCAACTTGACGGATTTTCAATTTAAAGTCAGCACCTTCCCAAAAGTCGAAAGGATTGATTGGAGTTTCATCGGCAAAGTCGGGTTGCATTGCATCCATAACTTTATCGAAGATCTTCTTACCAAACTTATAAAGGAATACTTTACCTTCATTCTGCGGAGCACTAGGATCTTGCAGAACAAGCATATTTGCTACGTAATGGAGTCTTCGCTTTTGTGAGCGAGCTCTTTCTTTGTCTGCTTCAATGCCAGAATTCCATAGTCGCGAATTGAGTTCGCCAACTGGGTCATTTTGACCAATAGAAGTAAGACTGTTTTCGATATACCAAAGGCCAGTAGGACCTTTGAATCCGTGGTCCCAGTATCGAGCCCATGGGAGTTCTTGTCCCTCTGCTCCAGGAAGGAATCGGAGTACTGCGTACCCGTTACCTGCTTTGTCTACTGTTGGTTTCCACACTCGTTCATCAGCATAAGATTTTTTATCACCACCACCGCTAGTGGCTTCTGCTGCTTGTACGAGTTTTGAGATTTGATCGCGGTTACGCTTTAGATTTTGAAATGACATCATATTGTCCTTGTTACTGAATTGTTTACTGTAATATTATACACTGTATTTGCTGTAATGTACATAGTATGTATTATTATTTATCATACTATTCAAATAGAGCAGAGTCAAGAGTATTAATTTTTGGCAAAAAGTTTAGCTGCATTGCCTCAGCTTCAAGCTTTGTTTTTATAATAGGTGATATGAATTTTTTAACATCCTCTGGTTCAATACTATTCTTATCACAAAGATATAGTATTGCTTCCATATATGGAATCCTATGTTCATGCACCGTTGCTTCAATAAGCTTGGTAAATTTAGACTTAGTTAAAAACTGATCTTGAATCATTTGTCTAAGACCCTCATTAAAATGGTATCAACATTGATACGGCCATTTGGTATAGAAGACTTTGTTGTTAAGTCGGACCAAGCTTTAGATATTTGAGTCGGCGTACGTTGAAGTACTTCAGGAAGAAATGCTTCAGGCTTTCTCAATCTAACTTGACGACTATTGACTTTATCAAAGTTTTTGATCGTAGAACCGGATATTTCAAATCCATTTCCTGATTGAGTCAAATACTCTGCTAATGTTCTAGTCTTCGTATTAAAAGTGTACAATCTAACCTTACCAATAAGTTGGGTAGGATTAATAGATACTAACTTAAAGTTAGCATCTTCAGTCTTGTACTTTATCCTCTTAACTTGTTTATCCGCAGCCAAAGGCTTTTTTACTCGTGGTTTACGAGTTGCCTTGGCTGCAGACTTTATCCTGTCAAGATCGAGGAGCATTTCCTGACAAGCTTTTACACGTCGCTTGAGTTCTGGCTTTTTCAAATGCGAATAACCTTCAACAGCCTGGTCACACCTGGCAAATAAGGCATCTTCATAATCTAGCAGCCAACCTTCAATGACGTCTTTTACCCCACCCGTTGCAGATGAGGGTAACCCATGTTGTTTGAAAAGACTATAGACATCAATAGTAGCCTCTTCTCCTTCAATCCACTTATCTTCCAAATCCAACAAATCTTGCATAATAGTATTACTAATCTTTTTCTGCAATCGTTGTATTGGCGAAAGTGAGACAACATTATTCTCAACTTTCTTTTGAAGTGATTTTTCTTTTAATATTTTCTTACCATTATCAACCATCTTTTCAAGACGATTGACTAATGCGTTCTTCCAATAGTCTGTTTGATCTGACGTTTTACAACCGTTCAGATACCAGAATGATGTTGATCCCATGTAAGAATGTGCAAAACAGTAATCTGGATTTGCAAGGATATTCTTTGCAATAGGCTTATCAAACCAAGACGTAATAAAAGATTTGACAAGAGCAATCGATTCTTTGCTATCTACTTCATTATGGAAGTAGTACCTTACGGACTCGAAACCCTTTTCGACTGGTGCACCATCAGCGCCGGTACGTCGACGTGCACGAATAGTTTTCTTACGTGTTCTTTTTGGTATTGCCATTTATTTGCTCCTCATAATAATGTTATAACCATTTAAACAATTTTTCATTATAGTATATTCTACCACAGTTTTCAAAGAAAGTAAACCATTATTTTCATTTTTTTTACTGTTCTCTTCTCATATTTGCTATATCTCTAGCACTTTGTCTATTAGTAATAGGGACAGAATTACTTTTATGCATAGTTCCTATACCTATTATGTACGTTCCAGTGTACTTATTATTTTTACCCTTTACACCGTTTCCTATAGCGTCAGAAGTAGGTATATCATAACGAGCATCGCGGTAGCTAGGTATAGAATTAACATTGACTCTATCAACACTTTTAAAAATTCCTTTCTTTTTAAGCCAAGCATTATGTCTTGCTTCAGCTTCTAAAGTTTGCCTCGACCTTTTTCCGGCTTTACGTTTTTTCATATTAAGAGAAGTCATTCCTCTAACCAAATGCATTGTCATTTAGATTTACCTTTAAAATATCTAATATAGATTCCATCTAACTCAGCTAATTCAGGATGTTTACGAATCCACATACCAGTGTCAGTCCCAAAATGCTTTTTAAAAAAATTATCAAGTTTACGATTACCAGTAGATTCATCAACATTTATTTTTTTAGCTAATGAATCAAACTCATCGTCTGTCATAATAGGATCGTCTTTATATTCATAAGCATACGCTGCCAATGAAAGACGGATCCTATTACGTATTTCTAAATTAATCCCAGTCATTATCATGAAAAGTTGTTTGACGCATTCTATCGCCATAATACTGTTCAGCATATTTAGATGCATCAGTCCAAGCATTAATATTACCACCATTGTCGTAACGATCTTGATACTGAGTACTAGCTTTATGTGACTTTTGAATTTTCTTATTGAACTTCTCAGCATGACGCTTAATGATAGCAATCCTCTGAGCAGTAGTCATATTTTTTTTAATACCTTTCATAATTCCTCCTTATAGTACAAAATAACAAGTGAACATTATACCAGCTAAGGTATAAGTGAAAGTGTAGTAAATTATTTTTATATTCTTAATCATTAGCTCCTCTTTAATTATTATAGGAATATTCTACCACAGTTTTTGGCTAATGTAAACAGTTATTTTCATTTAAAGTGAATTTTTTTTATACTGTGATAAAAATGTAACAGTTAACCTTCATAGATTTTCTGTAAATGAGACTCAAAAGCTTCAACTTTTTTCAGTCTATCAGGCCAAAGAATATACTCTTTTTCTGGATTCTTTTTCAAATTATTTAATAATGGAGTAATAGCATTATATAATTTGTCTAATTTATCTTCTATTGTTGCTGCTGTAGAAGATACCGATTGGGTCTCCTTAGTAGCTTTTTGAACTGCTTCTAATTCATCTTCATCTACAGCTGTAAAACCAAAATCAAAAATATCATCACTCATTTCGCTCCTCCTCTTTTGTTTATGTAAACATCAGCGCACCAGAGTCCAATACCCATCCACAAAAAATCACCTAAGATAATCGATTGTGAAATAATATATGATAGAGTTGCTACCATAAAATAGTCAAGGGGTATTAGATTCTTCATATTTATATTTATATTCCGTATTTTACTTATCATTGCTGGGAGTGCTGGTCTTCCCTCCCAAATATTTGGGAATACGAGTCCGCCTTTTTTTACGTAATTTAGAAAAAAGATTTAAAGTTTTTTTCCAAATAGTATCTTTTATAGTTCGTCTTCTTTTTCTAGCAAAAGTACTTTTGTGCATGCGTTCAGCTCTACTCATCATTTCCTCCTTTTAGTAAACTATTTTAGTATGTAATATTAGCAGGTCCATCTGCTTTCGATGCGGCATCTCTCCATGTTAAATTTTGCTTTACGTACTTAGTCATTCCTTCTTTGACTTCGTGATCTGGGCCCAAAACTTTACCCGAATAATCATGTGCAACACTGGTAGGTTTTACTCCATTAAGCCAATGTTGTACTGAATAAAAAACTGCTCCTTCATGCCCAAAACAACCACCATGGACATCACCTGGTTTTACTCTAATTGCTCCGCCTCTTTCACGATTTAAACTAGGATTTTCTGGAGACCAATAACCTTTTATATCTAGAGTTTCTTCTACAGTCCAATTACCATTTCTACTTAAACACAGTCCTCCTCCTATAGCTACTTCATAACTATCTATGTTGGGATGTACATGTTCAGGTATAAACGAATTAGGTGGTACAATAATCATTTCAACCTGAAATTGTTCTTTACGACAAACAAGTAAAGCGGTGACATCTTGTGCCATTGTAACAATAGGACCAGTATGCGATGGAACCGATAAAAGACAATCTGTGTTCTCTAGGAAGTAATGCAGAAACTCTGTAACGTCTTTAAATTCTTTTTTCATGTGAAAACTCCTTGTTGCAAAGCAAAACATGCTACTAGCACAAAAACAATCACAATAGCATTTTTTATTACAAATTTAATTATGCCTAATATAAAGCTTACAAGAAGCGCGCCAACCGCTACTATTAAGAGGAGCTGAAGTAGAAGTGGCAGCGCTTCTTGTATCTCAGACAGTAGCATACATATCTCCAATGCTACTGTTATCGTTTTGATCCATCCATCGATCGAGTGTTTCACGATCGATCTCTATGTCTGCGGCTAGCTTGTCAAGGCGTGCTTCTTCAGCTTCCTTTTCCTTTCGCTTTTCCGCGCGCTCTGCTTCTGCGAGCTTAGAGATCTGGTTGATGTGACGGATAATCTTATCATCTGTCCATTTATGGAACTCAAGTGATCGAGCATACGATTTGCTCGTATGATCTGCAGTGATGTAATATGCATCCTCAACGAGAGTGATACGCTCATACTCAGCTAGAGTACCAGATGGAACGCGGTCGTTCCAATAATCAGTATCGGTGTGGCAAGGAAGTTTACCCATCCAACAATCCGGGTTTTTACTGTACTCATCAGCCTCAGCTCGTTGAGCGATAATATAATCTACTAATGCTTTTTCCATGATGTTCTCCTCTTCATCAATTATTAGATATATTCTACCACAGTTTTAACCAAATGTAAACCATAAAATGCATTTTATTTTAAAAAATATCATTTAATTCTGGAAAAATTTTCCAATAGTCTTTATTATGCATTTTCTCTTGTTTTTTATACCATTTGTATGCATTAGAAAGATTTTCTTCATCTCGCATAGATCCTATTTGATTACGTATACTATTTAAATGTGATATATATTCTTCTTTTTGAGGAATAGAAAACTTAGAGATAAAATTGATAGTACTATCTAAATAGGAAGTATAGTGTTTAGGTAATATTCCAGGACGCATTGCTTCTGGTTCTGAAACAACATTCGTATGCATAAACCAAGTTTTTCCAGCGTCTTTTAATTTTCTATGCTTAGTAATAATTTGTAACACCCATTGTAAAAAGCTAGTGTGATCAGTTATACTTAATGCATTCATAGTAGGAAGACATCCAATTCTTGTCACGCATGGTTCACTTGCAAGCCAATTAAAATTATCTTCTAGCCTAGAAAAATTTAATCCTTCTCTTACTGCTTCTGCTCTTTCTCCAATATTTTCTATACTTACTTTTAAATCAAATTCTACTCGAGAATAAGATTTAGAAAGATCTATAAATTTTTGTATTATCGTGGGTCCAACATTTAAATTACTTACAAATAGCATTATGCATTTTTGTTGTCTTTCCTTATGTATATCTACAAATCGTTTTATAATATCTAAAAAGTTATCGATAATAAGAGTTTCGCCTCCTAAAAAGTTATACTTTACAACTTCTTTATCACGCATATTTTCTTTTATATGTTTACATAATCCATCAAGAGCAGCTTCTTGCCATTCTTGATCAAGCTCTGCACCTAAATCAGGTACACCTAATTTTTTAGCCCATAGACTACTTGATAATGCATTGCAATACATGCATGTCTGATTGCATTTAGTACCCAATTGTATACTAATATAGTTAGTGTGGTCTTTCGAATAGTCCGGCTTAATATCAAACCATTTGTTGTAAATATTATAAAGACTATTTGGATGATGTAAACTACACCTTTCACAACCTTTTGGAAAAGAATTGTTAGATACCCAATGGGTTCTAGCATCAACTGTTTCACTTCGACTATGCCAAAATTGAGAAGAAGAAATTTCTTTTATAGAAGGCTTATCAATTTGCCTCCGTTGGTCACAATTGACTAATTCTTTTTTATTGACATTTAAATTAATGTCTGTCCATAGCTTACTGCAAGGTGTTGTAATCATTAAGTTTTTTTCTCAATTGATCGTAACCACCAATGTGGTTTCCTTTATCGTCATAGATTTGCGGCACTGTTTTTAGATTAGCAAGTCTCATTTCTTCTAAAGCCTGAGCGTTTTCTTTAATGTTAATTTCTTCATATTTAATATTTTTTTCTGTCAATGCAATTTTAGATAGATTACAATAAGAACAACGTGGCTGAGTATATATTTTCCATTTAATATCCATCTTTTGGAATTCCTTTTCTCACACAGACAAAACCTGTTTTTTCTTTTTCAGTTAGTGAACGTGCTTCTGCAGCCATTTCACATCTTCTTAACCACTTATATTCGTCTATCTCAATCGCATGAAAATCCGATTGAGCTAATGTGACCATAACTAAGTAGTAAATATATTCCATTTATAAAAATTTACTTTTGATCTGTAATTACAGTTGTAAATGCACCAACAGCT